ACAAGCTCATATTCATTGACAGGTGCGGGTCAGAAGTTCCGTGTTAATGACGCTATTAACACTACCAGTGTTATTACTTTAGATAACACTACTGTTGCGGATATGAACCGCAAGCTCAACTTTGGCACACCATCACAGTCTATTCCTTCTGAGTTTTGCTTTAGTGGTGTAGATGGTAGTGGCGACACAAAGGTAGATTTGTTTCCCGTTCCTGATGGTGTCTATACACTGAAGTTTGATTTGACTATTCCACAGGCTAATTTGTCTGCTGATGGTACTTCAGTCAAAGTATTGGACTATTTGGTTGCCCAAAGTGCCTATGCTCGTGGTTTGATTGAGCGTGGTGAGGATGGAGGCACTGCTTCTAATGAAGCGTACGCTTTGTTCCGTGGAATGCTATCTGACGCTATTGCATTGGAAAGCACTCGTTACCCTGAAGACAACTTTGTGGCGGTCTAATGGCAGCTCTTTTACAAAGTCAAAGCATTAGCGCACCAGGCTTCTTTGGCCTGAACACGCAAGACTCGCCCCTAGATTTATCTTCTGGCTTTGCTTTAACTGCGTCTAACTGTGTTATTGACCAATTTGGTCGTATTGGCGCACGCAAGGGATACACACTTGTTAATGCTTCATCAGGCAATCTAGGCTCTAACAATGTGGGTGTTATCCATGAGTTAGTCCAGACTGATGGCACTTTGACTGTTCTGTTTGCGGGAAACAACAAGCTATTCAAACTTGGAACTTCTAACGCAGTGACTGAGTTGACCTATGGTGGTGGTGGTTCTGCCCCTACTATCACGGCATCTAATTGGCAATGTGCATCTTTGAATGGCATAGCTTACTTTTTCCAAACTGGTCACGATCCACTCATCTTTGATCCCGCAGTAAGTACTACTACTTATCGCAGAGTCTCTGAGAAGTCAGGTTATGTAGCTACTGTTCCACAAGCCAACATTGCCATCTCAGCGTTTGGTCGCTTGTGGGTGGCTAATACATCCACAGATAAGGTCACGATTACCTTTTCTGACCTGATTGCGGGTCATGTATGGTCAGGCGGTACTTCAGGAACATTGGACGTTTCTAGGGTTTGGCCTAATGGTGCTGATGAGATCATGGGTCTAGCGGCTCACAATGATTTCTTTTTTATCTTTGGTAAACGGCAGATTCTTGTTTACTCTGGTGCTTCTACTCCCGCATCCTTGGTTCTGTCAGACACAGTAGGCTCTATTGGATGTATTGCTAGGGACACTATTCAGTCAATCGGTACTGATGTGATCTTTTTGTCGGATTCTGGTGTTCGTTCTTTGATGAGGACAATCCAAGAGAAGTCTGCACCTCTTAGAGACTTGTCTAAGAATGTGCGTTCTGACCTTATTTCATCTTTGGCAGTAGAGACTCTGGCTAATCTGAAGTCTGTTTACTCAGAGAAGAATGCCTTTTACTTGTTGACTCTGCCAGTAACGGGTCAAGTCTTTTGTTTCGATACAAAAATGCAATTACAAGATGGTGCTTTTAGAGTAACCAAGTGGGACTCTATTACGCCTACAGCTTTGTATTCACTCAGGAATGGTGATCTGTATATTGGCAAACAAGGCTTTATTGGCAAGTATGGAAGTTTCTTAGATAACACTTCTACTTACCGATTGAGCTACTTTACGAACCATGCAGACCTTGGTAATGAGAATCAGATTTCTATTCTCAAACGAATCAAGGCCATCATCATTGGTGGGTCTAATCAGTTTGTGACGATCAAGTGGGGATTTGACTTTGCTGCCAACTATTTGTCAGGAAATGCTTTTATTCCTGAACAAGCAAACTATGAGTACGGCCTTGCTGAGTACGGAGTAGCAGAATACTCGGGTGGACTCTTGATTAAGACACTAGACGTTAATGCTTCTGGTGCGGGTAAAATTGTTCAAACAGGTTACGAAACCACTATCAACGGCACTCAACTGTCAATTCAGAAGATTGAAATTCAATCTAAGAACGGGAAAATATCATGAGTAACTACACAAAAAGTACCAACTTTGCGACTAAAGACAACCTCACGCCTGGCGATCCACTCAAGGTCGTTCGAGGTACAGAGATTGATACTGAGTTCAATAACATTGCTACTGCTGTTGCGACAAAGACAGACAACTCTGCTGCCGCAATTACTGGTGGTTCAATCACTGGTATTACAGACTTAGCAGTTGCTGATGGCGGTACAGGAGCTTCTACAGCGGCTGGTGGTTTAAACAATCTTTTGCCTACCCAGACAGGTAATGCAAATAAGTATCTACAGACTGATGGCACAAATGCTACTTGGGATGCGGTCACTCTCTCAACTGCCGACATTACAGGAACTCTTCCTGTTGCTAATGGTGGCACGGGTGTAACTAGCTCTACAGGTACAGGCTCAGTAGTGTTGTCAAACTCGCCAACATTGGTGACTCCCGCATTGGGAACTCCTGCTTCTGGCGTGGCAACTAATCTAACTGGTCTGCCAATCTCTACTGGTGTGAGTGGTCTGGGTACTGGTGTGGCTACCTTCTTGGGTACACCATCATCTGCTAACTTGATCTCTGCCGTAACAGATGAAACAGGTACAGGTTCTTTGGTGTTCGCCACAAGCCCAACCTTGGTAACTCCCGCTTTAGGCACTCCATCAGCTTTGGTAGGCACAAACATCACAGGCACTGCCTCTGGCTTAACTGCGGGTAATGTCACTACTAACGCTAACTTAACAGGTGCAGTCACTTCTGTTGGCAATGCAACATCTTTGGGTTCATTCACTTCATCTCAATTAGCAGGTGCTTTGACAGATGAAACTGGTAGTGGTTCAGCAGTATTTGCTACCTCTCCTACCTTAGTGACACCTATTCTTGGAACACCTACTAGCGTAACCTTAACAAACGCTACAGGTCTTCCTATCAGCACTGGTGTATCAGGTCTAGGAACAGGCATTGCTACTGCTCTAGCTGTTAATACAGGCTCTGCTGGTGCGCCAGTATTGTTCAATGGTGCATTGGGTACGCCCTCTAGCGGTACTGTAACTAACCTTACAGGTACAGCCTCTATCAACATCAATGGTACTGTTGGTGCTACTACTGCTACTACTGGTGCTTTTACAACCCTGACTACATCCTCCACAGTTACACACAATGGTGGTACTGCCAACGGAGTAACCTATCTCAATGGTTCAAAGGTTCTGACAAGTGGCTCTGCGCTTACTTTTGATGGGGCAACTCTTTTTAACAGCGGGAACATTGGACTCAGCGGGGCAGGTACTGGTTCTCGTTACGTAGCTCTCCTTAACGAAACCAACACATACGCAGGCTCTTTAAATTTGCAGGCTGGTGGCGGTTCTGCGGCTTTTGGTGGTGGCGTTACGATGTACGGACACGCACACGCCACATACCCCGGTGCAGTGTGGCTTGGCTATAGCTCGGGAACCTCAACAGGCATCATTTTTGGTTCAGGAGGCAACGGGGTACTTTCCGAAGCAATGCGACTGAACAACACAGGGTTGGGTATTGGTACAAGTTCGCCTGCTTACAAACTTCACGTTTACGGAACTGACCCCGCAATTGGAATTCAAGCCAATGCAGGAACTTCTGATGCGTGGACAATGCAAGCGGTTGGCTCTGATAATCGTTGGAGACTTGTAAATAACACAAGCGGAGTTGGCGAAGTCTTAACAGTGACCCGTACAGGCAATCTAGGCTTGGGAGTTACTCCGAGTGCAAGTTCATTCACAACAATGCAAATTAAAAATGCTTCGTTGTCAGGATGGGCAAGCGACTTATCAGCAATGTTTTTAACTGCTAACACTAGGTTTGATGGGACAAATTTTAGATATATTTCGACTAGTTTTGCTTGCCAATATCGTCAGCAATCAGGCGACCATTACTGGTACAACGCCGCATCAGGCACAGCAGGTGACGCTATCTCCTTTACTCAGGCGATGACTCTGACAGCGGCTGGTGACTTAGGTCTTGGAACTACCTCTCCCGCTACTTATGGTTCACGCACCAATCTATATGTCGCTGGAACTCTTGGTGGGGCATTGATACTTGGTGAAGCCGCAAAGACTTTCCAAGCTGTTGTTTTAGGCGATTACAACAATGGTCAGATGGATGTTGGAACAGCTACTAACCATCCAATGCGGTTCATTACTAACAACACAGAACGAGCCAGAATAACGGCAGGCGGTGACTTCTTATTTGGTCGCACAACAGTACCAGTTCAAAACACGGCTGGTGCGGCTATTCAAAACACTGGTTTGATTATTACTGAGAGTTCACAGAGTCAGGGTGGGCTGTGGGTTAACCGAATTACATCTGATGGCACTGCTATTAACTTCACCCGTCAAAACGTGGCAGTGGGTTCAATTTCAGTTACTGGTTCTGCAACAGCCTACAACACATCATCTGACCAACGCCTAAAAGAAAACATTGTTGACGCTCCTGATTTTGGTATCTTAATTGATTCTTTACAGGTTCGCAGTTTTGATTGGAAAGCAAATGGCGCACATCAACGTGCAGGTTTTATTGCTCAAGAACTTGTGACTGTCGCACCAGAAGCAGTTTATCAACCAGAAGACACAGAGCAAATGATGGCTGTGGACTACTCCAAACTTGTCCCAATGTTGGTCAAGGAAATTCAATCTTTGCGTCAGCGTCTTTCTGCCGCTAATCTTTAAGGACTGACATGGGCTTTGAAGAAATCAAAATTGTATTAATGGCAAGCATTGCAGTTATTAGTGCTTTGCTGTTTGGCGGCTTAATCGGATTTAATTTGAAAGGTAAATTATGACTACTACTTGGACTATCTCAACTCTCGACAGAGAAACCTCTAACGGCTTTGTAACGACTGCCCACTGGCAAGCCACAGCAGTAGATGGAGACTACACAGCCTCTATCTATTCAACTTGCTCATGGGCTGATGGCACACCAACGATTCCATATTCAGAACTAACACAAGAAACAGTCCTTGGTTGGGTGTGGGCTAATGGGGTTGATAAGCAAGCCACTGAAGATGCTCTGGCGGCTAATATTGCTTTGCAGAAGAACCCTGTTACGGCTACTGGCACACCTTGGAGTGCAGCATGAAATTAGAGTTAGACGTTAACGAGATTAACTTTGTATTACAAACTTAAAAATGGCTGTCCTTTACAGATTAACTTCACCATCAAATAAGCAGTACATAGGTATTGCAAAGAATGGTTTACAGAATAGATTTTCTATTCATGTTTCAGAAGCTAAGTCTGGGAGTAGTACTGCCTTACATAAAGCTATTAGAAAATATGGCCCTGATGCGTTTGTTAAAGAAATTCTTGTTGTAAGCGATTACGAATACATAAGAGACTTAGAGATAAAAGCAATAGAAGCATTTAATACAAAATCACCAAAAGGCTATAACTTAACTATTGGTGGCGATGGAACAACTGGCTATTCTCATACTGATTTTGCAAAACAAAAAATGTCTGATTTGGCAAAGATAAGAATGGCTGATCCAAAACGAAGAAAACACCTGAGTGAATTAAATACAGGTAAAAAACTGTCAGAAGAAACAAAAGAAAAAATTGGGTTGACATCTTTAGGCAGAAAAAACATGCTTGGTAAAAAGCAATCAGATGAAGCAAAACAGAAAATATCTCAAGCCTTAATGGGAAACACACATACCAAAGGTGTTCCGTTATCTGATGACCATAAAGCAAAATTATCTGTTTCGGGTAAAGGTCGGATTTTTACTGAGCAACATCGAGAAAACTTGCGTCAAGCGCAGTTGGGTAGAAAATACTCAGATGAAGTTAAAATGAATATGTCAAATGCGGCAAAGATTAGAGAGCAAAAGAAAATGGAAGAAAAAAATGCAAACATTTAAATTAGAGCTAACTACAACAGAAGTAAATTTTGTTTTAGAAACACTCGGTTCATTACCAGCAAAATCAGGCGTGTGGCCTCTGATTCTTAAAATAAAAGAACAGGCTGAAGCGCAAGTTCCTAAAGAAGCGGAGTAAACATCATGGCCGTAACCAGTCAACAAATTATAGATTTCTTGCTTGCTAATCCAGGCATGAGTGACGCTCAGATCGTTGCGGCTATGGAGCAATATGGAGTGTCTCCTGCTCAAATGGCTACGGCTGTTGGTTTACCAGAGGGTGAGGTTGTATCTAGGGTGGCAGCAACAATCCCAGAGGGTATGTCAGTTACTCTTGGAGATACTCGCATTGCGCCTCAATATGAGGTTCGAGGTTCTGGAGAAGATCGGCAAGTTGTTGGTATTGAAAACATTTACGTTGAAAAAACTACGGGCGATGTTAACTACAAAGCTCCTGTTGGCTCAGACGTTCAAGTTTTAAGTCCTACTGGCGATCTTGTAAACACGATAAAAACTAAAGAAGATCAATCTTTCTTTGGTGGTTTGGTAGATGCCTTTAAAGACCCTGTAGTGTTGGCGGCTCTTGGTGGTGCGGCTGCGGGTGGATTGTTTGGCGGTGCGGGAGCATTAGGTGGTGCGGGTACAACAGGCTTGACACTAGCTGAATTAGGCGGTACTGCTGGTGCGGGTGCTTTAACTGCGGCAGAATCAGCCGCTTTATATGGGACGGGCGCAAGTGCTTTAGGTACAGCAGGTGTAATTGGTTCAGACTTAGCGGGTCTAAGTGGCATCCCTGCGGGAACTGGTGCGCTTACTGCGGCTGAGTCTGCGGCTTTGTTTGGTACTGGTGGTGCGGGTTTAATGGGTACTGGTACAGGAATTACAGCAGCTGGCACTACTGGTCTTGGCGGTTCATCAGGGTTAGCAAGTCTTGGTGGCGCACCAGGTGCAGGAGTTACTTTGGGAACTGCGGGTCTGGGTGCTTTAGGTACAGGTGCAGGACTTGGAACTTCAGCACTAACAACTGGCGGTTTATTGGGTGCTAACACTTTACTTGGTGGTGCTGGCCTTGGTACAACATTGTCGGGTCTTGGTGCGGGTGCTTCACTTTTAGGTACGGCAGCAACTGGTTTGGGTGTAAACAATCTTGCTAATCTGCTTTCTGGCGGACTAGGCACTGCGGGTAGT